ACAACATCGGAACACCCAGACGGCATTATTTGCGAGACAAGTTTTTTGCATGAATCTGGTGAACGCTTGGACTGCGGCAAACTGTTCTTCCCTGCACCCAAACACGACCCACAAGGGTTTATGTCATGTTTGACATACATTCGTCGGGCGTCGCTTATGGCGGCTACTTCGCAAGCCCCAGAAGATGATGACGGCAACGCGGCATCTAAAAAGCCAGCAGTTAAGGAAATCAAAGCAAATCATTCATTGATGCAAGACCACTTGACTGCTATACAAGACGCAAAGAATGTAGAAGAACTGCAAACAGCGTTTAAAGATGCTTACAAAGCGGCAGGCTCAGACAAAGAATGGCTAGAAGCAGTAACAGCGGCAAAAGATTTAATGAAAAGGACTCTTAAATGAATTTATTAAATAAAGGTAATGGCAATAGATTTGTTTTAGTTATTACTTATGACGAAACTCAAGATTTGAATATTGCGTTACAAGATGTGATTGACGATATAGGTTTGGGCAAAAAGAAAGCATCAGAATTTTCAGATACTTATGCCTATGATTTTGAAATAGAAAAAAAAGGAGTTTAAAGTAATGGAACAACGCACAGAAGAATGGTTTAAGGCGCGATTAGGCAAAGTCACAGCATCGCGTGTAGCAGATGTAATTGCAAAGACTAAAAGCGGTTATTCAGCAAGTCGAGACAACTACATGGCACAGTTAATATGCGAAAGGCTAACTGGTCAACAAGGTGAATCGTACACAAACTCAGCCATGCAACACGGGGTTGATACAGAGCCTTTGGCGCGCAGTGCATACGAAAACGCTCGAGGTTTATTTGCTGAAGAAGTAGGCTTTGTACAGCACCCAACCATTGAAATGTCTGGTGCTAGTCCTGACGGGCTGGTGGAAACTCGCGGTATGTTAGAGATTAAATGCCCTAACACAGCAACGCATATCGATACTTTAATCAGTTCAGCAGTACCTACCAAATACATAACGCAGATGCAATGGCAAATGCGATGCTGTGAAAGACAATGGTGTGATTATGTGTCGTTTGACCCACGATTACCCCTAGACCTTCAGTTGTTCATAAAAAGAGTCGAATTTGACGCTGAATATGTAGCAACGCTGGAGAAAGAAGTTAATCAATTCTTAGATGAATTAGTTAATAAGATTAAAAAATTACCAAGGGTTAGAAATGTCTAAAACACAATATGAAGTCTCTGTTATCACAGGCAAATACACAAACAAAGAAGGACAGGAAAAGAATCGCTATCAGCGTATCGGTTCTGTTATCGAGACTAAAAATGGTCCGATGCTAAAGTTTGACTGTATGCCTATTGTCGAAGGTGGCTGGTCAGGTTGGGCATACATGAACACACCTCGACCAATAGAATCAAAGGCAGACTTTGATGATATTAACTTTTGAACAAAGAAAGAAAGACTGGTGGGAATGGCACAAAGCCAACCCCGAAGTCTGGCAATACTTTGAAAAGTTTTCGTTAGAAGCCATACAACGGGGCAGAAAGAAGATTAGTCATTGGCTAATCATCAATCGGATTCGTTGGGAGGTTTCTATCGTTACGACAGGCGTTGATTTCAAAATCAGCAATGATTACATCGCCTTTTACGCTAGGTTATGGATAGCCCTATACCCAGAGTACAAAGACTTGTTTACGATTAAAAGAATGATAGGCGAGACATGACACATATAACTGACTTTGCTATCCTTATGGGGCAAATTGCTTTAGCGGTATTTATCTACTATTTTTGGAGGCACTATGCTTGAAGAAACACCAGAAGAACGGGAAGTATTTAGCGCAATGGAACAAAGTTCAATTAGAAAAGAACTAATACGCTCAATGGATAAGTATTTGTCAGTTATGGAAGAACTATCTGTGGCTAGGATGCTAATACGCGAATTAAGTGACCGCTTGGCTAAGTTGGAAAAACCTTGGGCAGGGCTAACGGATGAAGAAATTTGGTCTGTTTTGCAGTTTAGAGGATACAGAACCGATACGATTGAAATTGCAAAAGCCATAGAAACCAAACTAAAGGAGAAGAACACATGAACGCATTTCACCCCGACTTTTTCAAGACCTATTACCCAAAGTTCTGGGATTTCTCAAAAAGCCAGCAAGCGTTAACAGCAGAACGCGAAGCCGCCAAACGCACAGTAAAGCCAAGACGCTTTTATGTGTTTGCCCAAGCAGTTGCTAAACCATCAAAAATTAGGTACACAACGCTATGATTTCAAGCATACTAACCATTATTGTTGTGCTACTTATTGGCGCGTTTATCGGTGCTGGCATCTTAATGGCTGTGCTGTGGGTCAGCGTTGACAAAGACTAAGCGTAGGCTCTTGTGCCTTGCTTATCAATGATTAACGCTTGTCTGCGTGGCGTTCCATTAGGGTCGTTTGGCACAGAAATATGTGACCAGCGGTCAAACTCTCGAATGATTTGGTCATAGCCAATACCAGACGCAATAATAGCCTTCACCACTTCGTCAGGAGTCATGCTAGGCACTCGCAAATCTGCCGCGCACCCTACCCTATGCTGACTGCTATCTTTTGAGCCTACCGCGTCATTAACCGCTTTAGAGCGGAACGCGCTGTTAACCATAATTGGTTTACCGCCAAGTACGCTTTTGACTGTTTCAAGGAATTCAGCCAATCTTTTAAGGTTTGCAAGTTCATTTTCATTTGGTATGTTCTCCAGTTCCCGATGGTCGGTGTGTGTTAGTTCTTCTAAAGTAAAGTGTTCTGTAAGGTTCATTTTTTAGCCTTCATGTCCATGATTTTCTCTAGCGTTCTGCCGCCAAAATAAAAGGACATAATCAACATTCCCCATTGACCCAGCAATTCAACATAGTTGTTATTAACTTCAATATCCCAAGCAGACATCATTGCAAAGGTTGTATAAGTCAACAAGATAAACACCAGCGTCATAGGGCGAATGTTTTTAGACAGCCAAGAGTCAGAACCCATGTCTGCTTTAAGGCGTTCAGTCAATTCATGCGATTCGGCAACATCTGCGTTCAGTTTTGCTAACTCGCCATTTTGTTGCATTTCCAAAAATTTCAACTTGGCTTGTTCTGCCTGTGCTGGGTCAGGAAATACTTTGTCTAAAATTTTTCCACCAATGTCTATAAGTGCGCCTATTGGAATCATTTGTTTTCCTTTAGTTCCTGTTTAAGTTTTCGCAGTTCTTTAATTTCGCGTTTTAGTTGTGCTTTCATATACAGCGTTTCAATGTAAGCAATGGAAGTTACACCAACAATTACACATAGCGCGACCGCAGTCAGAATCCACCCGATAAGGCGCGTAGTTGCCACATTAGCCACCCAAAAAGTAATGATATGAATACCACAGCAACCACTCCAGTTGTTACTTCAATAAACCAAATTTCTTCTTGCTCTTGCTTCCAACGCTGTTGACGCAACTTTCTAACTTCTTCACTTCTAGCCCATTCTTGCTCTTGCTGAATTCTGGCATACATCTTTAAAAATCTTGTATATATTGCCTTAAGTTCTGCTGGCGCGTAAACAGTCATTTGCTCACGAATCTGGGCATCGAGGTTTTCCATCTGCAACTCGACTAATGCCCTTTCAATCGCTTTTTTAGAAGTGTTTTGGGTTGGGTCGTAGCGTTCCTTTGATTCTGCTTCTAGCGATGCGTAATAGTTTTTTAACTGTGCTTGTATTTCAAAGAAATTGCCAAGTTGGATACCAACATCGTTAATAACTTGCAATTCCATCGTTTCATAGGACTGGTCTTTTTTGGGCTTTGCGGCTTTCGTTTTCTCCAAAGGCTTGGTTTCGGCAGGCTTGCTAAACAAACCAATAAACCAATTCCACAGCCCTTTAATTGCTTTAATGTCTGCTTGTACGCCTTGAATAGTGGATTTTGCACCCTCCAGTTGCATACGACCTTCGTGCAACATCGAGCAACCCTGTTTAATTGCACTATAAGCAGATTGCGCCATAAGTAACAAAGAAAAAGGGTCAATTTTGTTTACCTAAAAAGTGCGATACATAACCAACAGCAGAAGATAAAGCAGAAATGAACACCATGCCAGCCCAAAAACCACCGCGCCCACGATTAGCAAGTTCGATAAGTTTTTCAAGTTGAGATTCCATCTTCTCCATCTTTTTATCCATATCGTCAAAGCGTCTTTCGTAATCTTCAACTTTTTGCCAAAGTACGCCATACTTGACTAAATCAATGTCAGACATATTAGGACTTCTGGATAAATGCGAGAGCATAATACAAAGGCAAATTAGTACCGATGCTAGAAGTCACAGAAGAAGTAAAGCCACCCGTATTGCCAACAGCATACGAAGTGCCAGCACCTACTACAAATCTGTCTCGCAAATCAGGAGTTCCATTACTTCCATCACAAATATAGTAACCAGAAGGAATAGACCCGATAGACCCAGACCACATGATGATGCCTCCCGCAGGCACAGCCGAAACA